CGTATGTATTGTACCCGAGCTTGTCAAATGCATCCAATTGACTGCCGTCATTGCAACCAATATCTAACACATGCCCGCGCCAGAGGTCGCTATATTCTCTACACCACTTGGCGAACCACGACATGTAATCAAGATAGGTCTGACTGGTACCACTCACGTAGGCATAGTCTTTATAAATTAATTCTGGATCAACAATGTGTGTCAGTTGCAAGTGACAACAATCTGTGCAACGATTTACAGCCAATGGATAGTGCGGTTCATTGTCATCTGCTGTGGGTGGATATGTGTTTGCCAATGGCTGATCATTGAGATCCAGTGTCAACACCAATCTATCACTGCCGCAGGCCACACATTCATCAAGTTTTGTCAAGTTTTTCATGGTTTAGTTTTTGATTGGTACACCATTTGGTGCGATAAATCCTTCTACACCTAGCAAAGGTATCTCCTGTACTAGATCAACAGGTAAAAATTTGTAAAGCACATGTTCTATGTCTGCATAGCCACCTTGGCTCACACGTTCACCAATATAACTCAAACTGTCCTCATACACCTTGATTACTGTGTCCAGTTGGCTGGCGGGCCATGACCATAGTCGAGCCATGTATTGCAGTTCAATTCCTGTTACTTGAAATGGAAATTGACTTTGATGTTTTGGACCAATAACGATTCGGTCTTTGTGTTTTTCATACACCGCTAAATCAAAATCGTCGTTGAGCACGTAGCGTCCGGACATTTTGTGAATTCGATCGTAGCCGTCAAAATCACCATCATCTCTGCACATACGTAGGGCACGGCCAAAGCACATGATTTCTGTTGAATTTTTGACCACATCCCAATTGTCGCTTTGATAAATTGCTAGCACATCAGGATCTTGACTGAAGTCTAACAGTAGATCACAATTTTGTTCTAGTGTGTCACTTTGGGCTTGTGTCAGTGCAGTACCAGCACACTCCATCACAATGATTTTGGCATCTGGCACACGGAATCTAATATTCTGTAAAGTAATAACAGTTTGCGCCAGTCTCTCTTCGGCGTTGTAAATACCAAATTTGCTGTTTACTGCTGATGTAACTACAAAACAATGTCTAATCATTTGCGCAACCATCTTTCATTGGCCAGAGTCCACTGGACCATTTCTGTGATACGCTCGCTCAGTTTGATCTTGGGTTCCCAACCTAGACTCTTTAGCAAACCGCCATCTAGTGCATAACGCATGTCATGTCCGGGACGACTGGTATGGAAGTCGGTCATTTCGTATTTGAGTTCTTGACCTACTGCCCGTGCAATCATTTGTGCTAGGGTAAGGTTATCAATTTCTTCTGTACCAACGAGATTAAACTTGGGACAGTGGGCATGGCCGTAATCTCCTTGGTGACGATAATCCTTGAGGCTGAGTATGAACATAAGACCCTCAGCAACATCTCGGGCATGGATATACATTCGACTACCTGCCACGGTTCGCGTTGGATCACTGTGTATGATGACTGTTTCCCCATCTCTTACCTTTTGAATAGTTGCCGGAATAAACTTTTCCGGATGCTGACGTTCGCCAAACACATTCATGGTGTGTGTAACAATGATAGGCATCTTGTAAGTATTTTCATATGCCACACAAAACTCCTCTGCTGCCGCTTTGCTCGCGGAGTAAGGGTTAGTTGAGTTGTACCTATCGTATTCCTTATAAGCCACCCCGGGTGGTGCAATTCCATAAATCTCGTCGGTGGAAAAGTAAACAAACTTCTCCAAATTGGGTAAGTTCTTTCGTGCATAATCTAGCATATTCACAGTGCCAACCACATTGTCCTGCACAAACTCCATGGGATAAGCAATTGACCGATCCACATGACTACCGGCTGCTAAATGTAAAACAATATCAACCGGACCAATGTCGTGTACAATTTGGCTGTTGATTTCTGCTTTGAGATCGTGAAACACAATACGAAGACGTTGACTGACCATTTTGGCATCATGGTCTTGTAGCATGTCGTGCAGTCTATTTAGATTACCACTGATATCCAGTCTATCTAAACAGACCACACGCCAGTCTGTGGTTCGTAAAATTAAATCAATTACATGATGCGCGATGAATCCTGCACCGCCGGTGATTAATACAGTTTTTGACATGAATCCTCATTGATTATTGAATATACATATTTATTCACCAGCTTTTGGTGCAACAAATTGCTTGATGTGGCTCATTGCTTTACGTGCAGTATCAAACACATATTCCACAGTTTCGTCTTCCATGTTGACAGTGACTACAAAACCGTTGGCAACTCGTCTAATTTCGATTGATTCAAACATGGTATCTCCAGAGTAGTTGAATACACAGTATACAAAATTTAAATTACTATGTCAACTTATGCTGCTTGGAGAATATATCTTTTGTCTGGAACAGCATCAACACAACTCTTACATAGAGTTTCATTTGTGAAGTGTTCAAGCCGATTCAATTCTAAAAGTTTCTGCATGGCAGGCCCGTTGAGAATTTCATCATATGAATCAGTTAGTAAATTGCCCATTACATGTTTTTTATCGTAATCCATGCAACACAACAGCACTTCTCCATTTGGTAATAAAACACCCTGATTGTACAAAGTGGTTTTGCTACAAACCACAGGTCCTTCGTGTCTTGGAGTGATTTTTATTACTTGCCCTTTTACTTGTTCTTTGTTGAGCAAACCTGCACGATCGTGTGCAGCTATATCCCATCGATGACTCGGTGCAGCTCCAGGCAAATGACGTATGGAAGGATGTATTCCATCGTCGCTCATGGTCATGGCCTCATAATGAACACCAGCTGTTTGTAGGATAGTTCTCATGCCTATATAGGCATATTCCCATTCTTCACTGTGTTTCCAACCTTTCATGTTGCCTGCTGCGTCCGGAAAATGAATTTTAAAAATATCAAATTTGTCTGCGTATCGTAAGACAATTTCGCCAACTCTGTGAACCGTTTGTTCATCCCAATCGTACAGAGTGGTAAAGATTGCCACTCTATGTCCTTTTTCTAGCACATACTCTAACATGTCGCTACACTCGGGGTTTACCCAAGGTTCGGCCTGCCCACTAAAATCAATTCTCACATATTCAGGCACTTTGTCGATCATGATTTTAAAATCATTAAAGCTCATATATTTGACATCATTGCCGTAAGCATCGCGCAAATTGTCTTGCGGGCAATACGTACACATTAGTGGACAACCTATCATGGTTGTAATTTCAAGTTGATAAAAATTCATATTTTAATTAAAAGGTAAAAAATCTTTTACATTGTGTGTAGCATTAGCAATGTAATTTTTGTATTTATCGGGATTATTTACAACTGTTTTAGGCATGTAGTCATCAATTGCTACATTGACAAACACTTCCAAATTGCTTGGGCCCAAGCCGTATCCGTTTTGCACACTGGCTTCTACATCAATCAAACTTAATACTTCAGGCGTATTGGTTTCTTGATGTGCAAAACTTTTTATTTTGTTTTTGGCGAATTCTGTGTCGCCCAGATAACTAAACTGCCATCCTGCGTGTTCCATGATTCTTATACCGCCGCTGGCATGGTTGTATGGTAAATTTGCCAATTGGAATCGTTGAAATCTAAATTCATCTGCAGGCACCATGAGTCGTTTACGGCAGGCCATACCCCACATGGTATACTTGCTTTCTGTAGTTGTAAGCATGTGATTGAACTTGAAATAGAATAGTGGCATTCTTAATCCCCATATCTGGGTTTCATGATCTTGCCGCATGGCGTCTACTGTTTCTGGTCTGATAATTTCGTCAAGATCGGATACAATGATAATGTCGTTGTCATCGGCATCAATTATGCCTCGATTGATGCTGTTTCTTTGCCAAATATCATTGTCCCATGCATTACTGCTGTGAGGCATGTCTGTAACTTTGATGTGTATAACTTTATCCAACCATTTTGCGTATCTGTCTTTGTTTTCGTCAAAATAATATGGTTTAGGAATGTCAGTAAAAGTTGTATTTGCTTCTACCAAAACAAAATGATCCACATGATCATAAAGTTCTTCGAATCTCAGTTCCAGCAAATCTAGCTCGTTGTAAAATGGGAAGCAATCGTATATTTTCATATTGGTACTTATTTTAAAAATTGTTGACTTAGAGATTTCTTAAATAGTATAATAACATCAATGATCGAGGAATTCAATTGAAATTTGCACTTGTTACTGCCTATGACGAGGCTTACAAACCGTTAGCTGATCTTACCTGGGAAAACAACAAAAAACTGTATGCCCAACGATGGGGATACGACACCTATACAGTGACCGAAGGATTTACTAGTTTAGGTGATATATCCTGGGCTCGAACTAGAAAAGTAGTCGAACTGTTAGAATCTGGATACGACTGGGTACACGCTGTGGGTTGTGATACCATGATTACCAATTTTAACATAAGATTAGAGGATCTGGTTGACGCTAATTCAGACTTTATTATTGCGGCTGATTGTCTTAATATTAACAACGACAGTTACCTGGCACATAACACCGAAAACTGTATAAATTGGTTAAAGTATTTGGACACCTTGCAAGATCAGTACTGTATGAAACATCCCTGGAATGATCAACAATGCATGATCGACAACATTGAACGATTAGGTGATGGACTAAAAATCGTTCCTCAAAAATTAATTAATTCATACGACTACGATTTGTATCCAGGAATAATTCCTCATATTTTCAAAAAAGACCTATTTGGTAATGATGGTCAGTGGCAGGTGGGCGATTTTCTCATTCACTGGCCTGCTGTGGCTTTGGATAAAAGAATCCAGCTGGCACATAATATGATGGAACAAGTGGTAAAATGAGATTGTCCAATATCAATTATTCCGAAGTAAAATGCAAAATATGCGACCACGACACTAGCATATGGGGTTGTGTTGATTTTAACAAAAACTGCGAAGAACGTAACGGCATGTATTTGCCTTACACAGGTGTAGCCATTTATTATCTTAAATGCAACCATTGTGAATTTTTGTTTAGTCCAGATTTTGATTCATGGAGTCAAGATGATTTCAAAGAACTTATATACAACCAAGATTATATTGTGGTTGATCCCGAATATGATGGAAAACGAAGCATCAATGATGCCCAATATTTCCTTAATCGCTTGCAAATAAGCAAGGATCTTGATATACTAGATTACGGAGCAGGTCCAGCCGTACTAGGGAAAGAGCTGACCAAGCACGGATACAAGGTAGATAGTTGGGATCCAATGTGGGGCACTGAGCCTGATTGGCCACCAGATAAGAAATTTAATCTTGTTATGGCTTGGGAAGTGCTTGAACACACTCCTACTCCTAAAGAAACACTAGAAGAAATGCACAGTTGGCTTGCACCTGGTGGTGCCATACTGTTAGCAACTTGTAGCACTGGTATCATGCAAGGACGTCGTGATCCAACATTTTGGTATTTGAGTCCTAGAAATGGACACGTCTGTATGTACTCAGATTTGAGTTTAGATGTGCTATTTTCAAAATTTGGTATGAAAGTGCAACACGATCCATGGAACATTCACTTGGCAACTTATTGATATGCAAGAAATATTAGATCTAGTAAAAAAACACATCGAACAAAAACAAGCCGCTAAGACTTGGACTGCGGGCAAAGACTTTGTGAACTATGCAGGAGCATATTACGACTCGTCTGAATATGTTGCCGGTGTAGCCAGCTTGCTCAAAGGTTGGCTGGCTATGGGCGACGAAAGCCTGCGATTTGAACGCGAGTTTCCCAAGCAGTTTGGCAAACGCGGTGGCATTGTGACCAACTCAGGCAGTTCCAGCAATCTTTTAATGATGGCCAGTCTGACCAGCAAGCGCGGTCATAATTTGCCTAAAGGCACAAAGGTACTAATGCCAATTGCCGGCTTTCCTACAACCCTCAATCCCACACTGCAAGTGGGATTTGAATCTGTGTTTGTTGATATTGAATTAGATACACTGAATCTTGATTTGAATCAAGTTGAGCAAGTGTTAGAATCCAATCCTGATATCCGAGTGATTACATTTGCACATGTGTTAGGTAATCCACCCAACATGGATCAACTAATGCAACTGGTTGAAAAATATAAATTGATTTTATTGGAAGACTGCTGTGATGCACTAGGTAGCACATACGATGGCAGACCATTGGGTTCATTTGGATTGATGGCCAGTTGCAGTTTCTATCCTGCACACCATATGACCATGGGCGAAGGTGGCTTTGTGGCCACCGACGATTACCACCAAGAAACAATCATTCGCAGTTTCCGTGAGTGGGGGCGTGGTTGTTACTGTGTTGGACCAGAAGCCAATAAATTAAAGTGCGGCACCTGCGGCACGCGATTCCAAGAATGGATCCCAGAGTTACCAGGTGAGATATTTGATCACAAATATGTTTACGACGAAATTGGCTACAATCTAAAGCCAATTGAATTGCAATGTGCCATGGGCATGCAACAGTTAAAGAAGCTGCCCGAGATCCATGCTCTGCGTAGACGCAACTATCAATTGTTATTCAACATTTATGCCAAGTACGAAGAATTTTTCCATTTGCCTCGGGCACAAGCGAAATCAGATCCGTCTTGGTTCGCTTTCCCACTAACTGTGCGCAAAGACGCACCATTCACTCGCGCAGACATTGTAGACTACTTGGAAGAAAACTTAATCCAAACTCGTCCGTACTTTGCCGGCAACATAATGTTGCAACCAGCATACAGTCACCTAATGGATCCTAAAAGAGCCAGAGATGATTTCCCGAATGCAACACATGCCATGACGCACACCTATTTCCATGGCACCAGTCCAGTAATTACACCAGAACAAATTGCCTACATAGGCGAAAAGGTTGATGGTTTTATGAGTTTATTCATTTAAGGAAAATTATGTCATATCGCAAAAAAGGCAACGAGATATTTGAAAATCTCTTTGTACTAGAACTAGCAAACAATCATTGGGGCAGTGTTGAACGCGGCCTTAAAATCATTTATGAACACGGTAGTGTGGCTCGCATCAACAATGTGAAAGCAGCAATCAAACTGCAATTTAGAGACGTGGATGAGTTTATCCATCCTGAATTCAAAGGCGACCAAGCCAATCGCTATATTAAAAAAACAGAAGCTACAAAATTAAGCAGAGATGACTTTGCTGTAATGGTTAACAAGATCCGAGATATGAGTTGTATTCCTATGAGTACACCATTTGATGAAAAGAGTGTGGATCTCTGTTTGGAGTTTGACATGCCAATTATCAAAATTGCAAGTAGTGATGTGAATGATTGGCCATTGATTAGCAAGATTGCAAGTACACGCCGCCCTACTATTATTAGTAGTGGAGGTGCAAGCGAAAAAGACCTAGATGATATTGTCACATACTTTGCCAACAGAGATATTCCTTTGGCTATCAATCACTGTGTGAGTTTGTATCCCAGTGAAGATAACGAATTGGAACTGGATCAAATTGATTACCTACGCAATCGCTATCAGGACAACGTGATTGGATTAAGCACACACGAATATCACGACTGGTCATCCAGCATGTTGATATCATACGCCAAAGGTGCCAGAACATGGGAAAGACACATCGACATTGACTACAACAATGTGCCAGTAAGCAATTATTGTTCATTGCCGGAACAATGTGATACTTGGTTCAAGGCCTATCACAAAGCAGTAGAAATGTGTGGCGGTAGAACAAACACACGCCGTGTTATCAGTCGCAAAGAAACTGAATATCTTGATCAACTGGTTAGAGGTGCTTATGCACGTAGAGATCTTGAACCAGGTTATAAGATCCATAAGAACAGTTTTGAAAAAGACTTTTACTTGGCCATTCCGTTACGCAAAGGTCAACTCAGCTGTAGAGAAATCATGAACGGCGAAACACTAAGACAAGCAATCAAGGCCGATGAAGCTTTGACTATTGATCACATCGATGGTCCGTATGCAACTAACCCTGCACTCAAAAACTTAATTAAAAATCGCGGACTATGAGATTAGCTGATTACGTAGCACAAAGGTGTGTCAAAGCAGGCGCCAGGCACACTTTTTTAGTGACCGGAGGTGGCGCCATGCATCTCAACGATGCTTTTAGTAGACATCCGGATATGACTCCAGTTTGCTTTCATCACGAACAAGGTGCGGCAATTGCAGCAGAAAGTTACTATCGCATCAACAATCAACTGTGCGTTCTTAATGTTACCACAGGACCAGGAGGTATCAATGCACTCAATGGTGTGTTTGGTGCATATGTTGACAGTTGCGGTATGTTGGTCATTAGTGGGCAAGTTAAAAACGAAACCTACTTACGAAATTACGATATTCCTATGCGACAGCTAGGCGATCAAGAAGTAGATATCGTAAGTATGGCTCGTCCTGTTGTCAAGTATGCGGTTACACTACAAGATCCAAAAGATATTCGTGAAGTTATGGACAAGGCCATTTTCTTAGCTGCCACTGGTAGACCGGGGCCAGTCTGGATCGACATTCCTATTGACATGCAAAGTGCAAAAATTGCCCCCGAACTAATTAAAGAGTGGGACGGCAATTTGACCACCCTGGCACTGGATCCGGCTGTGACAGCGAACACTAGATTAGAATTACAACAAACATACAATAATCTAGAGATACATCTCGACCACATTCTTGATCAGCTGAAAAAATCTAAAAGACCTGTATTATTTGCGGGTGCCGGAATACGGCTTAGTAATCAATACGAAAATTTTCTAAAACTAGTTTCATCTTTGGGAATACCTACAGTAACAGGATGGAATGCTCACGATGCTTTACCAAATTTTAATGAATGCTATGCAGGTCGTCCGGGAACTGTAGGAGACAGAGCAGGAAACTTTACTGTTCAAAATTCAGATCTTTTGATTGTTCTAGGTAGCAGATTAAATGTACGACAAGTAAGTTATAATCATAAAAACTTTGCTAGTCGTGCTTATAAGATTCACGTGGATATTGATCAAACGGAACTTAATAAACCAACACTTCACACAGACTACAAGATAGTTGCCGACTTAAAAAAATTTATTCCTAAATTTTTAGGAAGATTGTCTAATTATGTAACACCAAATGATCATATTGATTATTTGAATTGGTGCAAAGAACGAGTAAATCGTTATCCTGTTGTATTACCAGAATATCATCATAAAGAAAATCAACTTAATCCTTATTTGTTTGTAGATGAATTACTAAAAAATCTTGCCGAGGATGATTGCATAATAACTGGAAACGGAAGTGCCTGTGTTATTAGCTTTCAAACTGCTAAAATAAAATCTGGTCAACGGCTATTTACAAATTCTGGCAATGCTAGTATGGGGTATGATTTGCCTGCATCAATTGGTGCTTGTTTAGCAAGAAATAAGCAGCGAGTTATTTGTTTAGCTGGCGATGGAAGTTTAATGATGAATATACAGGAACTGCAAACAGTTTTAGGTTATAAACTTCCAATTAAAATTATTGTATTAAACAATAACGGCTATCTAAGTATTAAACAAACGCAACAAAATTATTTCCCCGATAATGTGTTTGGTACTTGCCCTAGTGACGGCGTTACCTTACCTAACTTCGTTAAATTGGCACATGCGTTTGGTCTTAAATCATATAAAGTTGAAAATATTGACCAATGGAGAAGTAATACTATACAATATGCTATTATTAACAATGATCCTGTATTAATTGAAGTAATGCTAGATCCCGAACAAAATTTTTCTCCTAAATTGACTGCAAAAAAATTAGATGACGGAACAATGTTAGCACCTAGTTTAGAAAACATGAGTCCATTTCTTTCTGACGAAGAAATGGCAAAAAATAGAATAGACTAATGAAAACTGTTTTAATATTAGGCGGGACCGGAGACATAGGACAAGCAATACACAACGAACTTTCCAGCAAAGGACTTATTGTAACATCCGTTGGTAGTAAAGATATAGATTTATCAAATAAAAGTTCAATCGACGAGTTTTTAAAAAATAAAAATTTCGATATTCTAATTCATTCTGCAGGCTTAAATGTAGTAGGCAACTTCGAAGACAAAGAACTGCATGAAATTGAATTAGGCATTGATACAAATTTAATTGGATTTCTTCATGTAGTTAAGTCCTTATTACCAAACTGGAAAAAACAAAGCTATGGAAGAATTGTAGTTATTTCATCTTTGTATGGTTTTCTAGCTAGAAAGGGCAGACTGCCGTATGTTATTTCAAAACATGGATTACTTGGTGCAGTTCGTACATTAGCTATAGAACTAGCCAAATACAATATTTTAACCAATGCTGTATCTCCTGGTTACATTAATACTAAGATGACAACAAAAAATAATAGCCCTGAAAAAATTAACGAACTTGTACAAGGCATTCCGCAACGAAGATTAGGTAAACCGGAAGAAATTGCTAAGGTTGTTAATTTTTTAGTAAACGACGATAACACTTACATCAATGGTCAAGATATTGTCGTTGATGGTGGTTTTTCAATTGGTGGATTTCAAAAATGAATACTTTAAATTTTTTAATACAAAATACAGAGTTTAAAAATAATTACAACTCGCAAATAGATATAATTAATGTTCAATCAAATCCAAGACCATACCTGGTTAAATTTGTAACTGGTAAGAGCTTTTCTTGGATGATTGAATTAATTAAAAAAGAAACCAGTCCGTTAATTTTAATCGATAAAAACTTAAAGAAAAAAATTTTATCAAGTTTAGATTTTGAAGATCTTCCAATTTACGAAATAGAAGCACTTGAAAAAAATAAAAATATCGAAAATGTTCTAAAAATTTGTGAGTTTCTAACTGCACATAATGCCAACCGAGGAAGTATGTTATTTGTTATAGGCGGCGGCATTATTCAAGACTTGGGCGCCTTTAGTGCTGCTATGTATAAAAGAGGAATACCGTGGAAACTGATTCCAACTACACTGTTATGTCAAACAGATAGTTGTCTTGGCGGAAAAACCGCTGTAAATTTCAAGGATAACAAAAATGTTCTTGGTTTATTCAGTGCCCCAAGAGAAGTAATCATTAATGAAGAATTTCTTTTATCGTTAAACAACGAAGACATTTACAGCGGTGCGGGGGAAATTTTACGATTAATGATCACTGGAGGTGTAGAAACTTTCAACATCTTAGAAAAAAATATTGACCAATTGGCTGCGGGAAATTTAGAAACAATTAAAGAATTAATGAAACACTCATTGAATGTAAAAAAAGTAGTAGTTGAACACGATGAATTTGAATTAGATATCCGTAGATCAATGAACTATGGACACAGTATAGGACATGCTTTAGAAGCTGCAAGTAGTTACGCCATTCCCCACGGACAAGGAGTAACAGTTGGAATCTTAATTGAAAATAAAATGTCTTTAGATAGAGGACTACTTTCATATGAAGATTATACCAGAATAAAAGCCGTTGGAGAAAAGTTACTGTCGAATAGAACTAAAACTTTTTTAAGCATGTATAACACTAATTCAATATTAGATTATTTAAAAAGTGACAAGAAAGCTGTAGGAAACATCCTTAAATTATCAATAATTGAAAAAATTGGCGATATGAAGTTTATTGATTTTCCTCTCGATGCAACAGGACAAGAAGAAATATCAAAAGCTTTTAATGATGTCTTTAAAAAATAAAATACTATTAGCAGATTTTGGGGCCTCTAGAATCAAATCTATAGTTGTGGACAAAATTACAAAAAATGTAATTGATGCCAGAGAAGAAATTTCCCCTAGCCAAACTCCAGATATCTTAGAATTAGACTCTTATCAAATCTCATTTGATAGATATCATAGTGCATTTTCAAATACTGTTCTAAAACTATTACAAGTTCACACGGATATTGATTCTATATACATTTGTAGTGAAATGCATGGGTTCAGCTTATTAGATTTAGAAACAAACAAAATCTTACCGTATGTAAGTTGGAAGGACAATAGTGTAAAAATTGATCCTTATCTAAAATATTCAAATCAATTCTTTAATTTAACAGGAATAAAATTACGGCCAGGATTGCCTTTTTTATCAATTAAAAATAAAGTCGACTCTAATAAAAAATATAAATTTTGTACTTTAGTTGATGCATTGCTTTATTCTATGCAATGCCAAGATATTAGATCTGATTTTTCATTAGCTACATCCTCTGGACTTATAGATTTAAGAAAAAAAGAATGGTCACAAGAATTGTGCCCTTATAATAATATATCATTTAATGAAATATCTTTTGATCCAGTACAGCCCATTGCAACATTCAACGGAATTAAAATTTTTGGTGGTATTGGGGATCTCCAAGCTGCTGTGTTGGGCTCGGGGTTAAATCAACATGCAGTAATTAATTTAGGAACAGGTTCTCAAGTAATTTGTAAAGATAATAGAGAGGGATTCGAAGTTAGACCGTACCTTAATAATTATATTAGAGTTATTACTCATATTCCTTGTGGTCGAGCATTGAATTTATTTGCTGGATTTATAAGCAATTTTTCTTCTGATAAAAATTTATTTTGGAGCAAATGGGATGAGCTGACAGCATACGATGTGCTCAATTCTGAAAATTGCGTAGACTTAAATGTATTTGATGCGGCCTGGAAATTTAGCTCGTCTAGTGGTTATATTAGATTGAGAGAAGAAAAAACAGATTTAGAATTTATTATTGGTTGTATCGCCAGGTCCTGGGCAACTCAATACATTGAAGCTATTGGGATTCTAGATCCCAATAAAGAACAAAAAGAAGTAATAGTATCCGGAGGGGTAGCAAATAAAAGTAAATTTCTATTAGATGTATTAAGGAATTTAGATCCTAATAGGAACTATCAATCATCAGGTGCACGTTTCAAAGAAGAAACATTTGATGGTCTATACAATTTACACTTGTTAGGTAATACAAAATGAAAATTGCGGTCCTTGGTTCTAACGGTTTTGTTGGATCAAAAATAAGTCAATATTTTTCAAATTATCATCAAGTGGTGCCGGCAACTAGGCAAACTATAAATTTGCTCGACCCAGGTGCAGTTTTACATTGGTTAAAAGAAAATAAATATTGTTATCAATGCTGCTGCAACGATGCAGGATGATCATGCATTGCACGATACTAGAAACAATCTTGGGTTGTTTATGAACTTGTACAATAACAGGAATTTAAATGGAACAAATTGACTCTTGCATAGTTTGCGGCTCTAATCAAGTCAGTAAATTTAAGGGAGAAATGTTTCCATTTGTGGTTGACCGTATGACTGGAAAATCCGGAAGTGATACTCAATGCTGGTCAATTCACTGTCCCATATGTGATTATCATGGCACCAATTTAAGATTTAATCTTGAGGAAGAATCTCGTTATTATAAAGAATACATGTCCGGGGAATATTTGACCCATCGTATTGCATATGAGGGGCAGAGTGTTCAGAGTCATGCCGAATACCAACAAGAACAAGGTATTTTAGAAAACAGAAAAAAAGAAATATACGAATTTGTAAAAGATTTTGCCAACGAAAACACAGTCGATTCGTTACTGGACTACGGCGGTAACCACGGTGAAGGGATTCCTGATCAATTTGCTCATGCACGATGTTATGTACTTGAAACAGAAATTAGAGAACACAACAAAAAAATTACCTATATTGGCAAAGATGATATTTGTGAACCAATGGATTTGATTATTTGTAGTCATGTTCTTGAACATGTAAGCGATATCAATTATCATATGGAAAAAATGCGCAACATGCTAAAATTAAAAAAATTTTTATACGTTGAAGTGCCAAACGAAAGAACAGCACAAAGCATGGATGGTCGAAAGTTTCACGAACACATAAACATTTTTAGTCAACAAAATCTAGAATTTTTATTTGATTTGCACAATTTTGATATTGTAAGAAAATTCACTGGTGGAAATCATTACGGCAATGTTTTTTGCGTTTTAGGACAGGCTCGATGAAGATTGCAATAGTTGGAAGCAATGGCTTTGTGGGCAGTTCTCTTGTTTCTTTTTTATCTACCAAGTTTGATGTTTCTCCTGTCACTAGCCGCTCGATTAATTTATTAGACAATCAACAAACAAGAGATTTTTTAAAGACCAACAAGTTTGATGTTATAATTAATGCTGCTGCTAGAATGTCAGATCCAGTTTTGATCAACGACACTCATAACAATCTTGGATTGTTTATGAACTTGTACAATAACCGGAACTGGTTTGGTAAAATGATCAATTTAGGCAGTGGTGCAGAATTTGATCGAACCTTGGATATCAATAATATTGATGAGGAAGAAATATACAATCGTATGCCCAAAGACAGTTACGGATTTGGACAGAATATCAAAAGTAGGTTGTGCTATGACACTGACAATTTTTATACACTGAGAATTTTTAATTGTTTTGGGTCAGGCGAATTGGCCACTCGAGTGTTTCCGCGGTTTTTATCTTGCACAGACTCTTTTACTATTACACACGATAGATATTTTGATTTTTTCAGCATACAAGATTTATGTGCTGTTGTAGCACATGTGGCAACTACTTCCAACATTGCTTTTAAAGATATAAACTGTGTATATCAAAACAAATTATTGATAAGCCAAACAATAGAAAAATTTGCCAACATTCATAATCAAACCACTCCAATACAAGTAGTGTCAGTTGGTGATAAAAACTACACAGGAAATGGAGACAAGTTGGCCAAATTGAATATAAAATTAAGTGGATTAGAAAACGGATTTAAAAACTACCTATGACAAAAATTGTATACGTAACCGGTTGCCTGGGGCTCATTGGCGCAGCCGTAACTAGAAGACTTTTAGATCAAGGACATTATGTGCTAGGTGTAGATTGTGAGACTTATGCCAGCAACCGTGAGTTCTTGGATGAATTTAAACAAAATTCTCGCTTTAAATACATCAAAAGCGATATTAATGACCTCGAAAGACTAGTCGACTGTGACTATGTGGTTAACACCGCAGCAGAAACACATGTAGATAACAGCATTGTTGGATCAGATGTTTTTTTAAAAAGCAACATAAACGGTGTGCATCATTTGCTCGGCCTTATTCAACAAAAAAGCAGATTCAATATGCCTACTTTGATACATTTCAGCACCGACGAAGTATACGGTGACATTGTGAATGGAGCGCATGTGGAAACAGATTTATTGAAACCCAGTAATCCGTATTCGGCAACCAAGGCCGCAGCCGACATGCTGGTGCAAGCTTGGGCGCGAACATTCAACATTCCATATGTGATAGTTCGACCAACCAACAATTACGGAATTGGTCAGTATGTGGAAAAACTAATTCCAAAAACCGTCAAGTATTTACAACTAGGTCGCAAGATTGACTTGCATGACCGCGGTCAACCTCGCAGAACATGGCTACACATAAATGATACAGCTCAAGCTGTTTACACCATTATTCAAAGCAATGTCAAGAACGAAATCTTCAACATCTCAGGCAATTACGAAGATTCCAACTTGAATGTGGTCAATAAAATATTTAACGAATTTGGCATCCAGTTTGACTATGAGCAACACATAACAGATTTGGCTCGTCCTGGACAGGATGTGAGATATGCCATTGATGATAGTAAGCTAAGACAGCTGGGTTGGCGCCCACAGGCCAACTTTGATACAGAGATTGCTAGGATTGTTGAATACTATCGTCAGAACTTTGTGTGGTAGGAACTTCAATCCAGGTATAATCACCCAACCATTTTACCTTGGCAATATAGGTATAATGATCTGGAGGACCAGTTGTCCAGTCACTGGGTCCTTGATGTGTTAATCTAGTGTTATCAATCTTGTTGTCAAAACACAACCAATAACATTGTCCGTGATAGATTTGAAAATCATATTTTGCGGCATGTACGGCATCTGTTATTTCTAATCTACGTTTTAATTCTGCTGCCTGCTTGGTAAGAACATTTACCAGATCCATGATACGATTATACTCTTGCTCGGCATGCATTCGAGCAACATTGACCATGATGTCTTTTTGTTTTTCAACAGGAATTAAATCAAACTTGGGACCACCTGCTTCTGTTGCATAAGGCGTAATATTTTTATTAAAAAATGCCACCAATGAATTATCAAGGGTGGCATCATAACTATTTTGGCCTTTGGCTACATTACTTTTTTTCTTCGCCATTGTCTTGTTTTATAATTGTAGGCTTATCTTGTACAGGATTTTTTGTATTAGATACTAACCAACCGCCATAGTTAATAAAAGCAGCACACGGATATGCAAAAATTGCTATTGCCACTGCCAGACAAACTCCTGTTAGCAAAAACAAAATTGAAAATATTGTAAAAATAGTTTCTAGCATTAGATTCCAAAATCCAGAAACTCCTATGTCTAATTCAACATTTTCAGCATACCCAGAATTTTTAGATCTTATATGCATTCTCAAAGTTTCTACCTGCTCAATAAAGCGCATTACTAAAATTTCTAAAATACCTCTGTACAACTCAGTCATAAATCTTGCTCCACTGTTTCAATTTGTTGGCTTTGTTTTCTACTGCTCGTGTTACTGCATCTGGTCTAACTAAACCGTGTGCGGTTAATAAATTGATCATGCACAATACATCACCCACTTCTTGTTCCAATTTTTCTTGATGCGTGACGCCATCTTTGTGTTGATTGTCAATACCAAATCTAAATATTTTAGAAATTTCTTGTATCACTTCAGCACATTCTTCTTGTGCTATTACAAGAATTTCTCTCTGTTTTTCATTCATCTATCAACTCCAATTCTTCTATAATAGGAACCACTTGCCACTTGGCTCCTTCAACCATATCTTTGGTCATTGAATAAGCAGCAGTTTCGGCTGCATGTTTGGTACGATAGGCATTTTCTATAATGCGAGTACCGTCTTCGGTTTCGGCCATAGCAATGTAAATTTTCATGTAACAATTATACAGAATAAGGTGAACTAAGTCAAATCAGTTAATCGCGTTTTTTACGAGGACTGGTGTCTACATCTCTTGATACTGGCTTTCTACCTGGATGTTTAATGTTGATTCGAGTTTTTTCTGGATCAAAATTTTTGAGTTGTTTGGATGTTACTTCTTGATCTTGTTCATCGTTTGGATCATAATTACGTTCTACTACATTACCGTATTGGTCAACCAATATTGGATTTTTTTTACCTGTTTTACCAATTCCTCTACTTAATGTGACTCCCTGTATTCTTATTCCAGGAATTCCTAATTCGGTGCTGTTTCTGCTAGAGTCGTTGCGTATCAGCCATACCATTAAATGGCTTTCGGGTATTTCTGCTTTGTTGGTAATAACTGCATGGCATTCTACGTTCACTTGATTACCATCTTGTACAAAATGCTCAGGTCGGAAAGTTTGTATAACAATGCCGCCTTTGGGATTCAAATCGCTACCAAAAATTGCCGCCATTGCTTCTTCTTCTGTAGGCTCAACAACAATTTCTTTGCTTAGTTCAAATATAGGTGCCCAGTCTGGTGATTTTTCTGTTTTGTTTAGTTTAACTATTCCTGCATCACTTAGATTATCAATTATAGCTCTAGCTTTTTTTCCAAACATGGTATCTGCACTTTCCCATGCTTCGGCATTCAATTTCTTGATTGATATAGGAAGATTTCTATCCGGACTAACTAGAACCACATCAGCTTTTTTTCTGCCCTTAACATCTCGCCCTGAAATGTCAACTTGATTGCAATTGTTAATAGTTAACGATTTACCTCTGTGATCAACAAATGTTATATTCGCTGATCCATACTTTTCAATTACACTTTGTATTATACCAGCAAGTTCTATTTCGTTGGCAACACCGGCACTTTTATCGCCTTGAATGCCTTTGTCTTTTACAACAATTTTAACCTTGCTTTGCCAAAATTCAACATGTCCAATGCTACTAGGTTGATAAGGACTATATCTTGCCTGCACATCAGGGTCGGCTGCATTGATAATTTCTACTAGATCTTGTAGAACTTTGTGTCTAAAAGCTTCCTTAATTTGTCCATCAGGAACTTGTACTAAAACAGCAATTAAATTGCCGTTAATTTTCAAATCTGTGTAGCCGTTTTGGGCCAGTATTTGCTGGATATCTGCTTTAGTTGCTGCTTCAGTAAGTATGTTAATCAAATCACGCATAATAACATATTTACCGGTTTTATCTATTCTTATTATTGATGTTGCATTGCAATAAATACAAGCACACTTTAAGGAGAATTAAATGGACTTTCGAAGTCTAGTGGATCGTCTGCACGAAATATTTCCTGCAATAGGAAAAAGTGATCTAGAACAATACATTGAAAGTAAAAATCCACAGAATGGAGCAGATGTAGAACATTGGTTACAACAATGGACCTATCATACTCATAGAGATTATCTAGGTTTATAACCTCTCAATATCATCCTCTACACACTGTTCGCCATATTGTATTTCAATAATGGTGCAAGGTTTGGTAAAAGGATTGGTAAGTTGGTGCCAGGCATTAACAGGCACACGCCATTCGTCGTATTTTTCGAGTATTTTAGGTGGCTTGCTCATGTCTCCGGGCAAGGCCATGTTGATCATGCACATGCCCGAGGTAACCATCCAATATTCGCTGCGATGTTTATGACGCTGCATGCTCAGTGTTTGACCTGGTCGAATAGTCAATGTTTTAACTTTGGCACCGGGTATCTCGTTTAGTACAGTGTAGGAACCCCAGCATCTTTCTACTTCTATTGCGGTCCAACGCCGTAATATATCGCTGCTGCTATTTTTTTTACTGTCTCCGCCTACTCCAAATACAAACTCTACAGCTGACTCTGACAATTCAGGAATGTTATCCTTGGTGCGATCACCGCCGTTGGCAAATATCAATCTGGCATCAGGATAATGAGCTCGTACCTGTTGAATAAAATGTCTTGCTGATCCATCTTCGTCGTCAAATGTATAAACTTCGTCAACCATTGACAAGTTGTTTAGTACACACAAACGCTCATTCCAAGGCATAAAGGCACGACCTTTTTTACGCTCAAGCCATTCGTCGCTGTTGAGTCCTACAATTAACATGTCGCCTAATGTACTTGCTGCTTTTAGATAGGCAATATGACCCGAATGAACAGGATCAAAACCGCCAGTTGCTAACACAATGTTCATTCTTTAATTCTATAATAGTCTTTGTTGAGCCAGGTAGTAAGTATTTCTTCTTGCCGAACATGACCGTACTTGTTAACACAATTTTTGATACTTTCATTTACTAAATGACTGTCAATTAAATCATGCCATGTTGCGGTTTTGGGATTCATGGGTTGTACATCACTTTTGTAAACAGCGGCATGCAGCCACATGTCGTTGATATCTTTGTAAAAATAAGCATCTCTACAATCAAATCCATTTACCGCCAACATGTACATCAAGTTAACTACGTTATGATTGAAATAATTACCGTTATGGCTTAAATGGTTTAGTCTATTGTGTTCGTAGTGTACGCTCTGTGGAATAGACAGTATGAGCATGCCGTTTACACTCATGTTCTCATTCCACATACGCAAAGTGTTAAGTGGATTTGTCAAGTACTGAAATGTATCTCTGCACCATAATAAATCTATCATGCGAGGCACCGGAGATTCCGTTTCTACATCAGCTTGTAAAATTTTAACGTTTGCAAGATCTCGTATTCTTGGTTCAATCTGTTTTGTGTTTTTATCAACAGCATAACATAGATAATTTCTTGGTTCTGGCGGATCGTCTCTAGTTTCAAGTGTGGCCCACCACTCAATATCAAGTCCGGCGCCGCATCCGTAATCGGCAACAACTTCTAAACTGTCCAAAAAGCTATCATATTGATACAACAGGTCACGTATTGGTTTGCTATGCTGGAAACTTTCTTCGGCGTTCTTAAACAGTCCCATTTTGCAATACCTCAATAACAATTTTTTCTTTAAGTGGCTTTAATCTGGATTCAAGCTGGTGGCATGCTTCTGCTATTTCAGTTTCTGAACCCCAATTGAGATTGTGAATCAAATTGACAGCCCAACGACCGCAAGTGTCTTTTTCAATTTGAATATCAACAGCATTGTTTTTGGGTCGGGCACCGGAGCAAAGTGCCCATTCTCGTAAAATGTTGTTTGCGTATTCTTTGTAATCCATTATACCGCAATATCTTCCATGCCGGCTGTTCTTAATCTTACCACATGGCCAAGCATAAAGTTTTTACTTTCCAGTCCTTTCATAACTCCAAGCCATTTGTTTCTAAGCAAAGCAACTTCGTTAATGATAGTCTCAAAGTCAATGACTTCGTCCTCGCCATCTGTATATTTCTCAGCGTCGCGACTGGTAAGAGCTCGGGCATAAGATTCCAAGTACTTTTGAAAATGCCGTCGTCTAATCTTGCGAAGTTGTATGTTAAGATATTGAAGTACAGCTTCGATCTCCTGTAGCTGGTTAAATCTGTGCTCTGTAATACCCGGTAAATTCGCAGCGGACTTTTCAACATTACCTCGTATAGATGTTTCTGTTTTTGCCTGTACGAGTTCACCTTCATAATAATTGATGAAGGCCGGAATTTCTCCCAGATCTGCAACAACACGATTATACCACATCAGTCTTCGTAATCAATTTCTTCGTCTTCGTCGTCGATATATTCCTCAATGGCACGTTTTGTATAACTATCAGTGCCACCAAATTCCCTTAATTCTTTATCGCTCAGATTATCTACTAGCAGACTGACCAAGTTGTCGGCAGCGGCTTGCCGTTCTTTGGCAGGAATGTATTCTTTAAGCGTAATATAAGATTCGATTAAGACTTCAACATCAATGCTCATTCGACAGTTTCCTCTTCTGGTTGAACAGCAGCGGTATCTTTATGTGGGTTGGCAGTAAAGTCTTTCATTACACGATCCAAACTACCATCATCATTGCGTTCCCATGCTTTACGGAACTGTTTGATAACTGTACCGTCTGCTAGCGTGTATTTAAGACTGTTGCCTTCTTTCTGCAACAAACCTTTGCCTTCGAACATATCAACCAGTCCCGAATACGGATTCATGCCAGACTCATACGGAATCTTGACCTGCACACTTTCAAACGGTTTGGCATAGCGTGTTTTCATAATCTTACATGCTGCACGAATGCCCTTTACTTCTGAAATCTTGTTGCCATCTTCATCTTCTTTGAGTTTGAGTTTACGCATAGCAACAACGATCGAGCTTGCATAGATAAATCCTTGTCCGCCCGAGATCTTGTCATCTGGATCAAACATGTCTTGGCTTGCGTATGTATGGTTAGTAGCAACTAAACCGATGTTCAAGCTACCGAACATGTTAACACAGTTGCGAACCAATGCGGTTAATGCTTTGGGCTTACGACCCATGTCGCCTTTTAGATCACCTGCTTCGAACTGATTGACATCGGTTGGTGTTAACAACATACCTAGACTGTCTAACACGATTAAGACTTTGGGGCGTTGGTCTTCGGGTAATGTTTTGTACTCTTTAACGAACTCTGTAATCATTTTAGCTACATCGTCAATCATAGCCATATTGAGTTTGAGAAGCTTGTTTTCATTAGTATCGACACCAAGTGCGTGAAGCCAGGCTTCGTCGAGTGCGTTTTCAGTATCGATAAGAATAACATATATACCTTGTTCTTGAGCGTTTTTGACAAGATTTCCTGAGCAGATAAAGCTTTTACCCGCACCAGACTCTCCAGCAAATACAGTAACCTTACCCATTGGAATACCCTTATTAAAATCCCCGCTAATAAGATAGTTAAGAGCGTAATTGTTTGTGGAGATCCAGTCTGTTGGGTCGTTAAATCCAACGGAGATACCGTCAATACTTTTTGTAATGCTTTTACGAAATTTTGATACGTCAAATGGTTTAGCCATAATTAGATTCCTTGATATTATTTTTTTATAAGAAAAAAACAAGGGGTTACCCCCTTGTTTTTATTGCTTACTGCGATTACGGATCATTGCTAGAATGTCCTCGGCTCGCTGACTTGATGGTTTGGTAGCAGCAGCTTGCACAGGTGCAGTTGCTACTGGTGCATCGTCCTCTTCATCTGCATCAAACGGTGCAGCCGATTGGACTGGGGCAGGTGCAGCTTTTGTTACTGGTGCTGGTGTTGCGGATTCTGCTGCATCATCACCACCTCGACCTTGGAAGCCGCTAGGCTTGTAGTATTGGCTCCAACGATCTGGATCGTATGCTTGACCATCAACCGACGCTTCAAACATTTCTTTGAGAACCTTTAGTTCGACTTCACCTGGACGCTTGGGCAAAAAGTCAGTTAGATTGTAAAGACCAAAACTGTCAATGGCCGCTTGTTCTTGTGCAGTCAGTGCAGTTTCTTTACGACTCCATTTACTAGTTGAATAGTCTGCATATCCACCTTTTGAGGTTTTGGTAACAGTAAAATCTAATCCAGCGGTGTAATCAGTAGGCATGCTTTCTAGTTCTGGGTCCATTAGTGCAGCCTTGATCAAATTAAAAATCTGGGGACTAATAACGAATCTACGAATAGGATTCTCTGGTGTTTTGTCATCCGCTAGTGGATTCTCTCTTACAAAACCTTGGAATAGATATGACTTCTTCTTCCAATACTTACGACCCATTTCTTCTAGTCCTGGATCTTTGAACCATGTTCTAACTTCTGCAAGAATAGGACATGCGTCGCCGTACATTTCTACACAGGGTACTTGTACAACAACTGGCTTGCTATCAGCTTGTCCTTTGATGCCTGCAAACGGCAAGCGAATCATCAGTCGCTCAACCCAGAAGAATGAGTTCTGTGTGTTAGCGTCTGGTAGGAATCGGATTTTGCTGCTTGAGCCTTCTGGAATGTTCCAGTGTGCATAGATGGCGTTGTCGCCTTGTGATTGTCCGCCTTGTGAGCGTGTCTCTTGCGCTTGTAGTTTAGCGCGAATTTCTGCTAAAGATGTGGCCATAATGTTTCTCCTTATAAAATGCCAT